CTGCCACATCGGCTAATAGTTCAATCCTATTTGGATATAAATAACTTGAAATTTTACGCATCTGGCAGGAATCCTTTATATACTATTTATGGCAAAACTAAGAGACAACATCGAGCAAAACTTACCCTTTATCAGTGTAATTAATTACGGCACTGAGGAGTATGTAGGTATTATAATTAATCAAGATCAATTCGTCACTAGTTTTTACGATTTGAATGCCATTAAAACCCCCGAAGAAAAAACAATATTTTTAGAAATCGGAGAAGTTTGGTGGTGGGAATCAAACAGGCAATTTCCGATTAACATCTTTTGTAGAGAGCAAATTTTGCCCTTTCACTATGCTGTTAAAACATTCAATAGTAAAGATGTTCGTGTGTTATTAGGACCAGTTGTAAACTTGATGAATTTAACGCTCAAACGTGTTAAGCGTAAATCTGTTCAACTAGTTCGTAAAACTAGATAACGCGGCATCGAACTCTTCCTTACTCTGAAAGCTCTGAGTTAAGGACGGATTCCAATCTATAAATTCTCCACGTAATCTGCCCTTTACGTGTTCTAACACCCAGTCATTAGTCTTAGGAGTAAAGTGATTTATTCGAGGATCAAACCACTTTTCTTTACCTCGATTGGTATACCAACCCTTAGTTTCTTGACTATCAATTTGACCCAATGTCCAGTTGTATTCTGTATCAATTCCACACCCATGAAAGCCTGGAATAATTATAGCATCAGGACGAATATGTCTAATATAATGAACTGATGCCATGTGAGCATCTCTTAAATTTTGTTCTAACGGGTAAGAAATATACACCATATAGTCTAAAATTTTTCTAGCAATATTATCCTCAACGTTGTACGTATCTATAATATACTCGATATGATTAATATTAGGAAAATGATTTAACTGTTCTAACTTGCCAGTTTTTTTGTTAGTAACATTAACAGGAAGTGATAGTCTATGTAGGCTTGTTACTATAAAAATAACTTGTTCGTATTTTTCATGATGCTCTAAAAATTTTCTAAAGTTATATGGATTGCTAGAACCAGAGGCTGCGTGTACTACGCACTCACCATTATATTCTTGATTTAGTTTATAGGACCAACCTGCGGCATAACCTGGAAACCAATCCCCTTTTATTTCTCCGTAGCTGTCGCCAAATATTCCTAACTTCTTCATGATACTCCTTCACAAATCAAATTTATTTGAATTACGATTACGTGTGCGTAGGCAATCGCATGTGCCTTCTTAAAGTAGTATTCATCGTTCTCTGGCTTCGTCCACACTTCGCTCATCACTGTCGTCCAATCTTTCCCTATCAGATAACGTTTCGCCGGCCGAATCATTGCTAGTATCGCCGCCAACTGCTCGATAGTGTTTGGAGCCATCTGTCTTAGAATAGAACCATGCCCATTCACGTGGAACAAATTGTTCACGAAGTCGTCGTCCAAGAGTAAATCCCATAGCGGTTCAGTCCCCATTAATTGTAGTAAATGTGCTCTATCTCGAACGCCGTTATATACACTTACGTTCAAGAAGTCTATCTTAAAATACCCGCGATCTTCTGCTTGTTTGTAATCTAGCGTACTTAGTCCTGTGATAGGATTGTACGGAACAGATGTACAATATACGCCAGTGTTATGCTTTTTAAAAGTTCCATTATCACTAATTGCCGCAGTAACGTGTTTGAACACCTCTAAGGCTTTTGATCTATCAGCAAAGTCAATATCAATATCTGGCATTATATATTACTCTCTTTAACCACTTGTTTAACTAATTCAACATCAGCGGGCAATCGTTTAAATTTAGCAAACCAAAATGGCAAGTCAATTATACTGCTAACATGTCCTAGTTGGTCATCGTTAAATTTCTTTAACATTGCTTTACCGCTAGCACTATTAAAGATTAGCCACGGACTAATCTTGCCGTCTTTAATATCATAGCAGGCTCTGCTCAAACTTACATACAAGAAATAATGATTCCATTCTGCCTTGTTTTCCTCGCCCCATGTTAGCATGTGACTTAGACTGCGTTGTAATGCTGTCTCAACTGTTTCTGTTTTAATCAAATCAAAAACATATTTTTCGTATAGTTCATCACGGCACCAGTGATCTAATTTAACACCGCTAGTAACAACATAGTCAATAAATCTTTCAGGATACAATGGATTAACATTGCTTACAAAACTACCAAACTTAACAAACGCATTGTAATACGGACTTTTAGCAAAGTCGTCATAGGTCTTATCTACCTTTGCGTTCTGTGTACGTTTGTAGAATCTATTGTAAGTATCAAACCCTAATACAACATGTTTTTCATGTTGTGCTAATGCCCTACGCTTCTGCTCACACACGTGAACAACTAGTGTCTTTTCTTTTGTAAAGCCTGCTTTACAATGTTGACATACATAAGGTTTATTAGTTGTTCCTAGATTCATCATTTTAACTTCTTAGCTATTGTAGCATCATCCATGCCGTGTTTCTTAGCAAGTTCTTTAATCTCTTTATCAGTTGACATGTCTGCCAACATCTCAAGTTCATCCATCTTTCTATTAGGAAATAACTCTGTAAGAAACTTCAGCTTCTTGCCACCATTGCCAGTTTTCTTTTTATTCCCTAACCATTGATGAAAGAATACTGTGTTACCGTTGTAGCTACACATACACAGAAGTTGCCATAACAGCTTAGGATGCTTCTGTAGAAGATTCCAGTTCTTGTTAAAATATTCGTTAACGGTTAATACAAAATGTTCTTGAACTTCTCGCTTCTGTCCTTGTACATTACTAATGTAACGATTAAGGATAAAGAATTCTTGCTTAAGAGATTTCTGTTGCTCAGCATCCATTGCGTCCCATAATTCGCGGACGTTTTGATCTACTGCCGACAGCTTCTCTTTCAGTTCAATTTTTTCACTCATTATATTCTTTGCTTAGTTTATACAGTAGTATAGCACTATCGAGGGCATTTTGTAAAGCTGGATTGGTTTTTGCGACAACCATAACATCGTGCCAATTGATCTGTTCAGTTACAGGATAATCCATTCCTGCTACTTTTCGAGTAGACGGATCAGAACCCAATTCTCTCATGTATACTGTACCGCGGTCACGCTCGTAAATATACGTTGCGCCTTCTTTAAGTTTGCCCATTTAGAATCTCCTTAATTACTTCGTCTTTTGGAACTAGTCTAGCGTCAAATGCTACAACAGTTCTATGGCCAGTGCCTTTCCAAGGATATACAGTATGCGGAAGATGACTTGGGAATACAACTACAGTACCTGGTGCCGGAGTATACTTCCATGTGTCAGTCATCATGAATCTATTGATGTCACGAGTCTGCGGTAATCTAAACAGCAGTTGGCTATCTGAAGGATTACTGCCATCACGTAACACTGGCGCACTAATGTAAATGTTGCCGCTAATGTTGCCAGCAGGATGACTGTGCATTTCTTGATAGTCGCCTTCTTCTTGCCTAATAGTCCAGATGCTAGTTACAACAGGCTTACATAATTTTAGATCATCAGTGCCAGCTTGTTGAGTAATAATTTCCATGTAGCCCTGGCACAACGTTTCTAAATACTTCACAAGCCATTGAACATCAAGTTCTAAACTATTAGGATATACTTGAATCTGCTGACCTCCGCGGATACTAATAAACGGGTTATCGCTATCGTTTAGTTCTTTGTGAGCGTGTAATGATTCAGTTAAATTAAACAGTTGGCTAAATTCTACTGGCGGAACGTTATCAATTGCTATTACAGTTGGTTGAAAATATGCGATCTTTAATGCCATGTTAAATCCTTATAATATTTTGTCTAGTTGAATAATTTCACTTTGACGACTGATCTCTTTTACGAAATAAGAACAATTAGGTTTCTCGCCGCCATTAGTTGGAACTGCTAACAGTTGACCGTTCTTCATCTTTGGAAAATACCATTTAACATCGTTATAGAAGTTTACAATTTCAATCTTCTTAAACTCTACTCTAAAACTACTAAGTGGATTAAAGCATAGTGCTTCAAAGCCTCTATCATTTAAACTAGTCAATGGTAAGATTTCAATGTCGCTTGCTGCCGAACTATCGCCTACAGCAATACACCAATCGATTGGCATTGTAACTTCGTCATTACCGATTCTCAATACCATTGCTGGCGCATTAAAACTTTCCAAGAATATTAACGGCATAAAAAAGAAATCCGGCTCCTTTGGATCGCTATTGTCTAGTACTGCGAACCGAGTATTTTCATCTACCTCATCGGGTAAATTGTTAAGTGAAAATCTTGTATTATCAAGTGTTAATATCTGCATAATTCCTTTATTTTTGCCAGTCCGTTTTTTCAATAGTAAACGGATACTTGGCTTCCTTATAAAATTTCTTTCTTTCTGTAAGATGCCTCTTTGCGTACTTACAGGTACTGGTTATATCCCAGATTTGTACGAAGTCTTTATCTTCGGCTTTTCTAATACCTCGGCCTATGCTCTGAATAACTCTAGTAAACGACTTGCCAGACTCCAACAATACCAAGTTAAAGATGCGAGGAATATTAATACCAACAGCCGCGACACCATAGGTTGCGATGATAATCTTATTAGTGCTTGTTTTAATTTCATCATATTCTTCTTTTCTGTCCTTAGTCTTAACTGCGCCTGAAACAAATACTGCGTCATCAATTTCGTTTTCTAAAAATTTGCCTGATTCAATTCTATTAACTAGAACTAGTGTGTTGCCTGTAAGTGAAACTTCTTTAATTAGTTTTGAGATATAGATCATCCTGTCATCATCTGTGACAAGATACTTGTATTCTTCTGTGTAGCTACCAAATTCTGGCAAGTCGATAAGTTGAACAACTTTAACGTGGCATGCTGAAAGCACACCCTTACCTTGTAGTTCATGCGCTTTAATTCCGCCTACTACTGGACCGAGACTGGCAAAGATTTGTTCATATTCAAACTTTTCTTTAGGAACAGTGCCTGTTAATCCCCAGCGAATTGCAGCATTACATAAGTTCTGTGTTAGCAAATTCTTCAACACTTCTGCTTTAGCCATATGGACTTCGTCAACGATAACTGTGTTAACGCCATCTAAGAATTCAGCAAGTGTAACGATGTCATGCTCGTGATTTTTACTTTTCTTATCAAGAATGTTAAGACTTTGCCATGTACAAATAGTATGCGTCTTGTTTAGATCTTTGCGATCGCCGTAATAAACTCCAACATCTAGCCCAACGCTAATAAAGTCTTCTTCAGTTTGTTCTACGAGACTTTTGTTAGGAACGATTGTGATTGTACGTCCATATTTCTCAGCAAGCTGACTTAATGTTGCTGTAGTAATTGTCTTACCAGCGCCAGTTGCGATCTCTTGTAAACTTTGCGTATTTTCTAAAAACGTGTTGATTGCTTCTACTTGATAGTCACGCAACATAATAGGCAATCCTGCCTGTTGATGACCAACTGGCCAAACTTTGCCTTGGTCGGCCCAATAGGTTTCAGTTACTGGTGTGAAAGATACTTGTTGCGTACGGCGTTGATCATCAACATCTTCAACTTGAAGGCCTAGCTTAGTTAGTATGCCTAAAATTGTCTCTAGTTGACTCAAATATCCGTTGCCGCCTAAGCCGAATAAACTAACCATTCCGTCCCATCGTCCTAGTTTAAAAGCAGGATGATATCGTGCGTAAGGATTTTCATATTTAAATGCGTTAGCTAATTTCTTGCGAGCATCTAACGGTAAATTCTCTAATTTAATGTTAACTTCGTCGCGGATTACTAGTCGTATGCTCATAAAATTCTGTTCTCTACAATTGGTTGATTGTCAGACCAATTAATAATTAAATCACAACAGTTTGTATAAACTGATGTTTTGTTGTGTTGTAAAATTCTTCCAACTGAAATAACACTCATCGGTTTCCAGTCAGTTTTTAGGAGAAATTTTGGTATTTTTCCGTTGGCAATTCCGACCACTTGTGTTAGCTGATCAAGTTGAGAATTATATTTTTCATCTGCGATCAACTGATTAAATTCTTTGCCAATGCCACTACTGCCCAGTCGAAAATAAATTCCAACGTCTTTAACGATTTCGTGTTTTTTCAAAACTTTTGACAAATTTTCCAATTCTTCCACTGATTTTTTTTGATCGTTAATGTCAAAAATTATCATGACTGGAAATCTTTTCAAGTGACGAAGACTGCTGAAAATTTCATCAAGCGATGTTTTATTTTTATCAACCCACACTTGCCTGCTTGATCGCATGGCAATTTCTTCAGTCAAATTTTCAGGGATTTTTTCACTTTTTTCGGTAAAATATTGGTAGCGTATACTGCGGTCATTAATTACGTTTTTATCAATTTCAGTGTTGATACCAAGGTCTATTGTAATTTGTTTTTGGAAGTTAGTATGTGTGATTGTATCAATTCTGAAACGATCTCGTACTTCAGTTTCATCCCATGTCTCGATAATATTGAAGTAATTTTGTACTTTTTCGTCAATTTCAAAATTTAATTTAGTAAGGCGATTGACTAGGATTACAATATTCTTTTCAGACAGTTCAGCATGATAAAATTTGCCGTCAGCCACTAGCCCCAGGCCGGAAACTTGTTTGCCCAGCTCTGCCATCTCCTTACGAATTTGACTAGAAAACGTAACTTCCATGGTTAATACCAATGAGTCATTAATATTGGAGATATATAGTTTTTTAGTTTGTTCAACAATTCTAAATGGGTGTGTCCACATAGGTGCTGACAACACTAATGATAATTCATCTTTAAAGATGGTAAACTTTTCTTGATTTTCTCGAAGAATTTTAACCAACAGTCTGCTTTGATTTTCAGTAATGAAAGATGTAGCAATTATTGCCGATGCCAGACTTCTTAATATTCTTGAATCGCGTTTTCCAATTTGATCTTCGATAGCTGGCTTGGAATAATTTACAATTTGTAATAGTAACTGATCAACTGTTGTCATAATATGTAGTATACACGTTTGTTATACAAAGGTCAAGCCTTAGTGAAAAAAATAGGCCTCAATATTATTT